GTATCTACTCGAGTAGCTGTAATTCCGGTGTAAGGTCCTGCTCCTCCCACAGGTTGTCCTAATACTAGTGTACCTTTAACATACAAATTACTATTAGCATTCCAACTAGGTCCACCAGGAGAAAGTTTAGTAGGAGATATAACACCATTTAGAATTTTTTCAGCAGTAACATTGTTATTAGCAATCTTAGCAGCAGTAATTGAGAGATCTAATATCTTCGCGCTTGTAACATTTTGATTAGCAATCTTATCAGAAGTAATTATTGCATTTGGTAACTTACTTGAAATAATTGCATTATCAGCTATCTTTTCTGAAGTTACATTGAAATTAGCAATTTTATTAGTAGTTACATTGAAATTAGCAATCTTATCAGAAGTAATTGCGTTATCAATTATCTTACTATTATTAACTGCATTATTATCAATCTTAATTGTAGTAATTGCTTTATCTAATATTTTAGAAGTAACAATTGAACTATTTGGTATCTTCGATGCAATAATTGAATTATCAACTATCTTATCAGAAGTAACTGAATTATCAACTATCTTGGCAGTCCCAATAGATAAATCCTGTATATGAGAAGAAACAATTGTGCCATCAGGTATCTTACTTCCAGTAACTGAGTTCGAAGCAATTTTTCTTTCGTTAACTGCATTATCAGAAATCTTAATATTAGTTACAGCATTTTTAGCGAGATGAACTTGATCAACTTTAGCAGTAGTATTACCGTCATGCCAAACATCATAGCCTTTATAAGAAAGCTCGCTATGACCTATTTTTAGAAGTGTTATATTTGGCCGTGCTCCACTTGGATTAAGAACAAATGTAAAATACTCGGTGTTATTATCACCAATCTCAAACTGTAATCGACAATCAGGATCAGTGTCACCCTCATTGTAAAATTTAATCGAAGCTTTATCGGTATTCTTAGACCATTCTAGACCTTCTCCACTTACATTTGTCCATGATAAAGTTCCGAAAACATTATCACCTATTTTACGTATGTAATTGATATCTGGAAATGTTTCTGCCTGTTTAGATAAAACGTATTCTTGTGTGGCTAACGCTCTAGAATTATCCTTAATGAACGCCATTGATTGATCACGGGCAATTATATTTCCGTGAATTAGTACACCACCAGTATAATCTTTAGCATAATTAATATTTAATGCATCGTTTACTCCATGTACAAGTGCTCTACCTGCATGTGTGTTACCGCTTCCGGCACGAGTTTGATTGAATATCTTAAAGTCAGGTCCGGTTTGGGTTATTTGACCACCAACTCTTAGACTTCCATCTATAGTTGCGCTCAAACTAACATCTAAATTATTATGAATATTAACATTAGTTGTGTCCCAAGAAGGTGCTCCAACCGTAAGATCGTTATATCCAATTAAAGTAGTAAGTTTTCTATATCTATCATCGTGTAGATGACTAATTAAAGAAAAGGCAGCTGCTTCTTTTCCATCAAGTAAATCAGCATCTAATCCAGAACCAGCTCCTTGATTGTTTGTATGCCACAATTTGCTCCATGCTTGATTACCATTATTATTTGTTGATCTAAAGTAAACTTCTTGATTAGTATATGAAGCAGCAAACTGTAAAGCATTATAATTTGTTGTGTTACTATGAGTATTTGTGAGTAGATGATAATATCCGTTAGTTGTTTCTGGCCATCCATTACCAAATATTGCATTCGATGTTTGGTAAAATCCGCTTTCCATTCTCGAAGTAATGATATCTAAACTTTGAATAGGTTTAAATACTTCATCATCAACATACTTCTTCGTAACCAAATGGTTTGGTTGTGTACCTTCAGCAAATAGTTTAATTCTCCTAGTTTTAGCATCAATTTCAAGAGCAGTTACACTACCATTTGATACCCTAAAGCGGTGTATATCTGCATCATAAATTGCCTGATTTGAGTTAGCTCCATTACTAGCTCCATACAAATCGATATTCGCTCCATTTGCATTTGTTGTACCACCACGAAGATTGAGTCTTGAATCATCTCTTACTGGTCTTACTATACCTGTATTTGTGATAAGATCTCCAGTAGCTTGAATATCTCCGCTATCACCATGAATAGTTGCTCTTAAAAGACTGCCGGACCTGAAAAAGATATTTCGATTTGAATCAGCAACACCGATATTAAGATTTCCTCCCTTTTGTACTATTTCATTGTTATCAATTCCAATTCCAGCATTAATATTTCCAATAAGTAATGGTATATTAGAAAAGTTTGTTCCATTAATAGTTGCTGAAGAACCTCCTGCAATTTGAAGAGTCTTAGGTAACCTTGCTGCAGTAGGAGTTAATCTAAAACTTTCTTGACCACTTCTACTAAATATAAGATCTCCAGTACCTGAATTGTTAAGAATGAAATTGCCGTTAACACCCTTTCCTCGGGCAACAGTGGCAATTCCTCTACGTAGTCGAATATCATTATCTGTAGTTTCTGGACCACGAAGTATTAATCGAGTTTCGTTAGTTGTTGATGTACCACCGATGTCACCAACAGTTAGCTCGTGGCCATTAATATCTAGCTTATTAAGTATTTTAACTGTACCGGTATCATCCCAATGTGGGCCAATAACTTCAACTTTAGGACTTGTTACACAGAAATCAAATAATTCCTCAGTGTCAACCGAATCAGGAGTCATATGACGATGTATAATCGCATCATCTTGAATTTTATCTTCTGCAATAGGATTAAGAAGAACGTCAGCGCGATCTACATATGCCTTTGTTACTAATGTGTTATCAGTACTTGTAATTATTCTACCTACATGCTGATCAGGCGCCATTATTAATCCCTTAATATGTACACCTCCAATGTAATCGTTAAATTTATTAATAACTAGTGTATCTCCGAGATCGTGAGAGATCGCTCTACCATTACCAGTCGATCTATTTGTGACATTAGAATTGAATAAACTAATATCAGTACCAAAAGATTTAATATTATTATTAACATTAACATCGTGAGTAACAACTAAGTCATTAAGAATATTTACATTATCAGTATCCCATTGAGGTGCACCAGCAGAAAGTTTAGCAGGAGTTACAGCTTCATCTTTAATCTTAACTGTTATAACCGAATCAACATTTAGTTTAGTTGCAGTAATTGCACCAGTATCAATCTTAGCAGTAGTGATTGCTCCATCTTTAATCTTATTAGTGATAACCGCATTGCTGTTAAGAAGACCAGTACCAATTGCAAGTGGTTTAATATTTAAACGACTACTTAAATTACCACCTGGTTCAAGAATTACAAACTGATCAGTGTTTACTTGACTTGTTCCAATTTTATCACTATAATCAATCGTATCAAACTGTTCTTCGATCTTCTTAAATGTATCTAGCGAAGGTCTAACATCATCTAACAGATCTAGAAAATCTTGTGCAACCTCTGAATTTAGTCTAAAATCTTTTAATATGTGTGTACCAACAGTGCGTGAAGTCGTGCTATCACCAAAATATTCTTTAATTGCATCATCATACTCATTCGTACCATATAATCTGTGAGTAATGTGTGTATCAATTGCACCAGCAGTAGCTAATTTAACATTACTACTACTATCACTTTGTATCAGATTTCCTACATCAGAAGTAAAATAATCAGTAGTATCAATGTGCTCGAATTTTACATCACCGTTTTGAATTACATACTTGTCAATTGTTATCTCATCTGTGCTGTTATCTTCCTTTGTATATATTAATTTAAACTGATTATTACTATCTTCAGCTATAGCAATGTCTGTTACTTTCTCAAATCCTTGACCACTTAAAAACAGTGTATCTAATTTAATTTTAAACGTCTGTAAATTGTTATTTGCATCAAAGTCGATTATCGGAAAAAATTCATTTCCGTCGATAATACTTCTATCGATCCCACCGCTTGCATTAACACCTAACTCTGGTAAATTTGAAATTTTTGTACTCATTAATTCTATTTATATATTTTTATGTATTAAGGGTGACGTTAGCTATATCTTCTTGGTTATTATTACTTTCATTAAGTGTAAATATTACTCCAGTTTCAAATAACTGTGTTGCTTCAGGATTTGATGATAGTTCTGTTTGGGTAGTAAAATTATACGCTCCGTTCCAACCAATTTTTATCTTTCTATCAGTGGAGTCTCCAACATGACTTATTACTATTCCTTGAATTCTGATGTATTCTCCATCAATATTTTTATTTTGATAAACAGTATCAGCACTTTGTATTTGACCAACTGAGCTATTAATTTGTGTATAACTATCTATAGAAAATTCAACTGGTGCAGATACATCTTGACTATTTTCTGGATCATTCCACCAATTAGTTATATGATCATCGATAAGTAATTCATCATTGAGAGGATCTGATGTGTCACTTTCAATATAGAAGCCGGCGCCAGCTTCAGTATCAAGCTGATTTATCTTCGTGATAGTAGCACCGATATTCATAAAGACATCTCGCTGAGCAAGTGCATCTTTAATAGTTATTGGAAGATACGAACTAATGTCTGCACGGTCTTTAAACTTTAGATTCTGTTCATAATCTCTTTTAGTAAATTCCTTTTGTGGTACTAATGCAGGTATAACATATTTAAACGTGGTAAGAACCGCTCTCAAAAACATTTCTGAATTGAAGTTCGTAGTTGATCTATCTTGCAATAGATATGCGGCATCTTGTTCCTCGTCTCCGTAGACATTGACAATTTCCGCCTTCTTTTTCCTAGGAAAGGTTACTATATTTGCTGATCTAAGAGGGGCGGTGTCTGCGCTATTTTGATCTTCAGTAGACATTTGTCCATCTATGAATACTGGAAATCCTCCAATTATTTTAATTAATCCGGTATAATCATTTCCATCTTTAGCGAACGAAGCTATAATACCTCTTCGAATAACAACATCATTCTCATCTTTTTGTTGAACTATACTTCCTACTATGTTTGAATAAATCGTAAATACATCATCTTCAGAAAGTGATACTGCTTGTGAAGCTTCGATAGTAGCTGTACTTGTACTTTCTGATGTTATTGAAGCAATAGTTGTTCCTGCAGGAATACTTGATCCTTCTAAAACCATTCCAACTGCTAAATTAAAGAGACTTGCGATATTTTTAATTTGAATAGTTGTAGTATTGGTTGCAGCAGCAGCACTCACCGCTTCTTCTGTTTCCCAACTGCCGAGAATATTACCAGTTATTCTGAATTCAGCATCTCCATCATCTTGATCTTGTTCGTAATATTCAAAGGTATATTTGGCCGCAGCTTCGTTTCCAGGAACAGACCTTGCTAATTTAGTCCATAGACCAGCTTCAAATATAAATTCTCGTGTACGTATATCTCCTTGTAACCAACCAGGCTGGAACATTGGCATATGATAACCACCACTTTCACTCGGTGCTGTAAGAGCTTCGAGCCACCGCATATCTTCCAGAGGTGTTTTAGTTCTGAATGGTGCTAAGAATTCATCTTCTACACGAAGAAGACTTACATTTTGACGAGTGGCTGGGTCGAATATTATAGATTTGGGACCGAACCAATGATTATCTCTTATAACCAATAGAATAACACTCGCAAAGAATTTTAATCCTGCTGGATGAACTAGACTTAAGAAAGAATTTTCCCAGTCTGTTACCTTTAATCCGCTACGAATAACATAAGAAAATTTCTGCCAATAATCACTGTCTTGTAATCGATTGACCGAAGATACTCTTCCCTTTTTATTACTATATTCTCCGAGATATTTGAGTGTGTATGTATGAGCTAATGTAGCTCTGTTGTTTACTTTGTCTAATCTTCCATCTCCCCAATAAATGATTTCTTCTGGAGCCTTATTATTGCCGTAATTAGCAGTAACACGAATTTTTGTATTTGGGTTTTCAACTAAATTACCATCTTTATCGTAAGTATCTATTTTATATTCTGGAGTATCGTAGTATAGGAATGAATTAAAAGTATGACCATCTAAATCACCAAACTCGAATGGTTTTGTTGAGTCAGCCGAAGAAACAATTTTAGTACCTCCTGCAGTTGTTCCAACTAAATCATCAAATATAATTTTATAGAACTTTTTAACATTGTTATTTAGGTAAGTTATAATCTGTGCAAGCGACGTAGAAGAAATTGCTTTCGTGTAATACTGCGCATGACTAATATCTCCATGGAAGAAACTAGTGTCTTTACGACCAATAATAAATTCAGAGTTTGGAGATATAGTTAAGTGCTGAAGAGTATTTCCCTCGATTATTGTGCCTTGATCAAAATCAGAACCATTATGAGAAATTTTAACATAGCCGTTATATCTATCTGCCTTTCCTTTTACAACTACTACGTTATATTCATTTATATTAACCGTCTCTGTATCTAAATATATTTCAGGACCAGGCGGAGTAGAAATAACAAAGTCAGGCTTATAATTATTAGCTGTTTTATGATATCCTATAGGATTTCGGGCAGCATCATACTCATATTCTATCAACGGGTTTCCTGTAGATGTAGAATGTATAATATACGGGAATGAAAGAATAGCATTATAGGATAGAGGCTTATCTAAAAGTTTTACAACTGCGCTGTTATTTAATCTCCTAAAGTAGGAGTCTACAGTAGGAAATCCTTCTGATGGTTGATTAAGTGGAAAAGATTGTATTCTATTATTCGCAAGTTTTCTCCAAATATCATACTTAACCGTTGTAGATTTTGCAGAACTATTTGAAGTAGAATTTGGTCCATTTAATACTGCATTAATACTATTTGGTTCTAAAGAAACCGCAAATGAATCTGTATCATTATCTACCGCAATATTTGCTCCATAGTTTAAGCCAACTTTAAAATCTGTTGAATCAGATTGAATGAATGGTATCGTAGGACGTATAGTTTTAATCGATCTCCATCCGCTTGCGGATGTTGAATATTGACTCCTAAGATAGTATAATACAGAGCGAGAATTGTGTTCTTTCTTATTATAAACATCAGATAAATTAAATTGATCTACAAACTGTTTAGCATTATTTAATCCGCCACTTACTAAAAGTAAATCATTACCAAAGAATTTAAATGAGTGTGATCTTGCTCCATTTTGTGTAATGAAGTTTGATTCTGCGCCTGTTATAGATTCTACTGTATTGTACCAGCTTCTCCAAGTATCTATTGACCTTCTTTCCCATATATGAATACCATATGCAGATACTTTTGCAATAACTGTTCCAGTTTCGCTTAATTCAAATCGTCCACCGTCAAGTAAAGAATTGATTCCAGTTGTAACAGTATCAGTATAGTTGATCGATAAGTTTCTTTGTAATAAATCGAATTCAAGATAACTAAGTTTTTTATTATAAAAGGCGATATGCGAAAATGCGATATTATCGTAAAGCTTAATCTGAGACGCAGCTGTAATTCCGTGAACAGGCACCCTAAATCTTGGAATTAAATTACCAAAAAAAGCTTGTATCCAAGATAGGTCTGTATTGAATGATTTTGATCTTTTAAATCCATTAATAGAATAACGTAAACCAACGATTACGTTGTCTTTTACATGAAATTCAAGTATTAAGTTATTCCATTCTTTTTCTTTTATTTCGCTATCAAAATATTCATCACTAAATATTTCTAACATATTATTATCATCTAAAATAATATTAGTGTCTATCTTATTTAAAAATATGGGATCATCGCTTTTACCATATTCTCGCGAAACAACCTGCAGTGTTCTCTTATTAGTTAGAGGATCAGTAGCTATTCGAAGGGTAACATTACCTATAGTTAGTATATTATTAATATCTCCGTATAAACTACCAGATTTAAATCTTAATGATAAAGAGAACTTATCTTCAATATCAAAACCAAGTCCAGAACCGATTGTTGATCGAGGAACAAACACGGAAATTCCGTCATCTTTCGATGCGTTTTCAACTATAGAATCTGATTTTAAATCTACTAGACCGTTCGTAGATGTCCATTTTGAAGTAGTTACGTTTTCTCCAATATTAAAAAGAAGATCTGCTTCAACATCTGTGCTAACAGCAGAAGGCAACGTCGTATAACGATCATTTGGCCACAAGTTATCCGCATCCTTAGTGTACACTTGAATGATTTGTGCAATATCAACGTTATTAAAAGTATGAGTACCAACTATAATTTGCGATGCATTAATTTTAACATGTGCAAAATCTGCAGATCCTAAGTGTGTAGCTGGAAGATTGAGCTCTACTGTTTGATAAAAATTATAACGATTATATTGATCTAGTTTAAATATAACAAGGCGAGATGCGCCGTTTACAGGACGATCTAATAAAATAAGATGTGGTCCGTCAACAGCATAATCCAAAATATCCCACAGTCTTTCTTCGTCATAAACATCAGTATCGCCTATTGTAATATTTTGGCTCGGTTGAAATTCGCCGTTATGTTTATAAAATATAGAAAGATAACCTCTATTATGTAAATTAAAAAGATGATCGTTATTTCGTTTAATGTATTCACAATGAGGTAGAACAGGGAAGTTTTTATCTCCTTGTTTATTTGCTATATTCCATTTTGTTCTTATACCGTACGGATTTAAATTAGCGAATTGTTCAGTAGTATACCAGTCGGTATAGTATACTATATTTCCGTCGTATTTAATAGTCCACCTTAATCTACCATCGTCAAGATTTTTTTCAGAAAGCGCAAATGAAGTTATAGTGATATCAATAGGAATTTGAAATGTTTCTACTTTACCTCTATTTTGTCCAGCACCATCATTTCCTGGAGATGCTATAGTAACACGAGTACCTGTACCATTAATACTTACGCTTTCACCAGCATTATCTAAAGCACCGAAACCTTCAATCGGTGAACCAACTTTTTCCCATGTTGATATTGTTCTATTATATGAAAACACTCTGGCTTGTCCTGCATCATTGCCGTTATCTTCATTTCCAGGAGATCCGATTACAATAATATTTCCATTTGTATTTAAGTCAACGCTTTTACCACATTCATCGCCTACTTCGTCACCTTCAATTGTTTGTCCGAACTTTATATATTCCTGAGTATTTACAGTTGTTCTTAGTTGATAAGTTTCAACTTGTCCTTTAAAGCCTTCATCAGTTCCATCTCCAACAATACCAACAGCAAATATTGATCCATCGTTGCTTAAACTCATTGCTATCTCACTCTTATCAGCAGCTGGAGCAAATAGGTGGTCGACTCCAATTTGTTTCCATGTAAGAGTTTCTTCTTCGTTATAATAAACTCTTATGCATAATTCAGCAATTCCTGCATCATTTATTATGTGTGTTCCAACCATAGCGGTTCTTCCATCATCACTTAATTCTACATTCGTACCTGCTAATGGATCGTTATTTTCTGAAACAATGTTATCTCCTATTTGTATCCAACTAAATACACCTGCGTTATTAACAGGATCAGCTTCTTTCCATTCATAAATCTCAGTATCATTTGAAATTCTATCAGGAACTCTAATACCGATATGTTTACCTCCGTCTATTTCGCTTATTGGATTTCTGTGTATACCAATCTCAATTGTAAAATCTGGTGATACATCATTAGAAGTTGAAATTAAAGGACCAGTTCTTAAATAGGTAATAGTCGTCGAACTAATAGTATCAATATCAAATATTCCGTTATACTGATTACTTATGCCACGTACTTTTATTCGAGTGGATGCAGTATTAAAGTTGATGCCCTGAATAGTAACGGTTGTTCCATCTGAATCAAATGAAAGTGCTACAGAAGTTGGAAGAAATTCCGTAAATGCAGGAATAATATCGCCATTAAGTTTTAACCATGGATGAGTTGTGTCGTTTGGGTGTAGATTGTGTTCTGGTACACCTCCACCTGAACCTTGTATTTTTCTCACCCAATTAGAACCGTTCCACCTAATACTAAAAGTTGTGCTTCCAGATGATCCACTATAACGAGGTCTATCATTTTCTAAAGCAGATTCCCTTGTATATACATAAGTTTGATGAGTAAAACTAGTAATATCATCAGGAGCAAGTTCGATATCGTATACAGTACCGATATCATCATCTTGTAAAAGAAGACCCATACTCTCTTCAGTTCCGAGATCATAGTCTATATTTGGATTTGCTCCTGATCCAAATGCTACTCGATTACCATCACCACTTAAGCTAACACTTGCTCCTATTCTAGTATTTTCATCAGTGCCAACAATATTACTTCCTTTTAATACCCATTGTTGACTTGAATTTAGCTCGTATATTTTTACTTCTCCAAGATAATTTTGATACGACAAATTATCAACTACTAAATCGGCACCTCGGTTTCTTGGGGCACCGATTGCAATAGTATTTCCAATAGCGTTTAAACTAAGCGCACTTCCTAAAATATCTCCAGCACTATCGCCATTAATATCTTGACCAAGTTGCCTCCATATATTTGCATTAGTCCCGATTCTTAAATTTGCATTATCGTTTAATGTAACATTGCGATTGACTTGTACTATCGCAGTTGTATCTGCAGTTGTTCCTCCAGAAACTATAGAAGTAATTCTAACTGCGTTATCTGCACCGAGCTCAGGTAGTCCACCTCCTGATACAACCATATTAACCTCAAGGCCAGCTGGAAAGGAGTCCGAGGATATATTATCAATAGTTAATGTAGTGTCGTCATCTACAAGACCATTAACTTGGGCATTAGCTAATTCATATACTCGTACGCTACCTGAATTAATTCCAGTATCATCGCTTAGTGATGCACCAATAGCAACAACAAAGCCATCTTCGCTTATGGCATTTACTCCACTAAAATCATTTAAAGATTCTCCGTAAATTGTTTGACCAATTTTTAAATTATCTGGCCCGTTAAATGTATCTCCATCTGTTTGATAATATTTTAAATCATCATTAGTAATAAGATTCAATACTGGATCGATTTCATGTAAGTAAACATCTTTTCCATTAAACTGAATAAGACTTTTTTTCCACCTTCCGTTATATGTTCTACCTACGGGTGATATGAAATCAAGCATATGATCGTATTTGTCTTGATCTCGTATCGAAGTTAAAGCAACTGTGCTTGAATCAATAAAATTAGAAAATATAAGCGACTCGTTATCGCTCGGGTCAATAGAAATAGTAGGCTCTTTTATATCGCTAAATGATCTACCAATTTTATTTGTTGTATTATTAAAAAATAGCTCGTGCGAATTTAAATCTGAATAATTTTCTGATAAAGAAAATAGAGGTTGAAGGTTTGTGTTTTCTTTACTGAATTTGGGGAATGAACGAATAACAAATGTGTGTTCTTCTGTGTCAAGAGGAATATTTGGATTATTACCTATAAGTCCAAAATCTAAGTAGGATCTTTTGCCGTCGAGCTTTATTAATTTTTGAAGGTCATTAAAGCGAGCACCTTGCATAAACCTACCTCGAACAGGTTTTTTAAATAAAGTAGAGTCCCACGTTTCATTACTAGCATTTAAATTTTTCTTTGTATCTAAATCAATAGATAATCCAGAAATCTTAGGGGCATCGGCATAACGAACTGTTGTTTCAATACTACGAACCGTTGCCTGTCCTAGTGTTACATTATTATCATCTTGTATTCGAAATAATAGACGACTATAATCTATTCCTAAGGTTTCAAGAGTAGTAGATGCTGTAATAGTTTGAGTAAAATCGTCATTCTTTTTAACCCACTCTCCAGAAGAAGCTTCAAACAATCTTTCTCTTGGATAGGATACCTCTATAATTGCATCAAAGAAGAGACGGAAAAACGTTGTAATACTTTCTTCTGAACCCTTAAGTGTATAGTATTGTACAATTTTTTTATACAAAGACACTCGATCCATCACTGAAGAATCAGGAATATTTTTAGCAATTTCTCCTTGAATTCCATCTAAATATTTCTCTGATACCTTATCAATATCGTGTTCATCAATAATACGATTTGTTTCATATGTAGGAAGACCTACGGTATTAAGATGCTCGTAATAATCTTTAATTAATGCTACAAAGCTTTCTGAGCTAGCTCTTAGCTGTTCAGGAATAAGTTCTTCAACACGAAGAGATTCTGTATTTGATGCATTATTGCCAAATGGATCAAAATCTCTCCTACTTGCAGCAACTGAAATAACTGGTTGAGATATCTCTGTCGAGAAATTTGTATATGAAACTACAGTATTATTAACATTATATGTTGCATATTTTTCGTATGATAAACCGCCATAACTATTCGCTCTTGGAGGGCTAGGAACAGCATGATTTGTTTCGCCCTCAGGCATGTAAAATGTTTCATCTAGTCCTTCGAACGTATGCACGTGCCATAATCCATTAATTAAGGATAAGTCAGTGTAAAGTGGATAGAAATATCCAACTAATCCGGCAGTATTACCGCTATTACTTTGTCCCTCTAAAAAGTAGACTGAACCAGCGGCAGTAGATGAAGATGCAGGTGATGTAGTAATCGTGTTACCCGCATTCGCCACGTAATTACTAGTACCTGATGTCGTCGGCGTTGAACTAGTACTACTCGATGTTGACGTCGTTGAACTAGTACTACCCGATGAATAACTGCCTGAAGAAGAATGATATGACATAATTTTTAATTCTAATAGGAGCTATTATTAGATGATGATGCTGATGAAGAACTGCTATTACTAGTCTCTGCAGAATTGCGTTGAGTTGATGCATCAGTTCTCCTTTCTCGTGAAAATGGTGTATAATCATTAACTCCAGAAGAACCAGATACTGCTATTGTATCAACTTCTGGAGTAATATTTGTTTTTCCAATATCAATTGTAAGAAGTTTATTTCTTTTTGATACAATATCGTTTGATGCTGGGGAAACATATATTTTTACAGTCTCAGATTTATTAATAGGTAATACATCAATTGACAATAATCCAGTATCTGTATTAAGAATTCCTACGTTAAAATATAATATTCTTTCTATTCCATCAGCGCCAGTTGTAAATGCAGATATACGTCTTTCATTATCAGAACCAACTATAGGAAAATCCTTTAAACTAAGACTTACACCGTCATACGTCCATGCGTCTGAACTCAAACATGGTTCATCTTGCCCAGGATCACAGAATATTCCCATTTGGAAATCAATCGGAGTAGATGTAAGTTTACCATATTCAAGTACTGCTGTTTTATATACAAATACTCGAACAAATGAGTTTATAATTGATATGTCTAAATTATCTATTAATCCTAGCAATTCAGAATACCTAAATACTCCGTCGAACTTTTGTAAATTGTTTGTATTAAAATCAGCCAATAATTCTTCGATAAGTGTAGAAAGTTGCCCTGTTGATTTAGAAGTTCTATTTGAATCGTATTTAAATAATACATCGAGATAAACGTATGTAAAATCAGGATCAATTATAACCGGTTGAATTCCAATAACGCGTTTTGATTCAAGCTGTTCCAGAAGGTATATCTTATCCAAATCAGTTAAAGCTGGAGCATCATATGGTTTAATTGATGCGTATACTTTACCGTATTGAGGAGAATCGTTATCTTCTCCACCCCATACCGATACGGTTTCAATGTTATTTAGAATCTGGTTAATTAGTGTCTTATAATCTCCTGAAGTAACAGCTCTATTTTGGCTTATAAATGATAGAGGTGCATTTTGACGAATGCTTTCAATATCTTCTTTTTCACTACCATTTGAAGCTCTTGATAAAACTGTAATACTAGGAGAAACCGAACCAGGACTTGTCCACTCGAATACAGCAGCTCCATTACCATCACTTCCGTTAGTACTTAAATACTTAACTTTAATTACATTAAGAGATGCTGGTTTTTTGCCAAAAATATTATCGCCAAATTGAATTTCATAATTACCGCTATAATTTTCATTAATAAAATATGCTGCAGTAGATGGACCAACATTCGAAAGACTTTCAAACAACGAGAATGTTTCAACAGATGTCGAATATGCATTATCAAATACATCAACCGTCATTATTTCTAAATCAACGCTTGAATCTTCAATGATGTATTTCTGTTCTAATTCACCAGATTCAACAATAAAAGTAAGCTCTTTCATTTTACCTTGATATATAGCAACCTCCTCGAAAACATATCGATCATTAATTTCATCATAAACGGACGTATAATCGTCTACTGTTATATAGGTATATGTTACATCATCAATTGAAGCAGTAAGTGTTTGTCCTTTATAAAGTGTATATGTAGAAAGCTTGCGATTGGCAGATCCAGCAAATACCATAGAAATTGTTGCCATGGCTGCCGATTTACTTCTTGGTGTGTATCCTAAAAGCTTTGCTCGAGAAACAACATTTGCTCTAATTTGTGCAGAATCAATGAATGATTCGTTCATTGCATTATGCGCTACGACCGCATTATAATGTGTGTTATATGCGAGTATGTCTAAAAGGTGATTAAGACCTGAACCCTCAAAATCCCAATCACTATACTCAGAGTCTGGATTGTTTCTAAAATAGGCTTTAAGGTTGTCTTTGATCTGATCAAAGTCTAGTTCTGTAACATTAAGTTGTTTCATTATCGTAAGCGTTGTAAGTAAAAATTAATTTCTTCTCTTCTTGGAGAAAATATAACATTAAAACCAATTGTTATTTCGTATGAGTTTCTTTCTGAATTATCTGTTACCTGAACGGTATGATCAGTGGTGCGAGGCTCAAATCTTTTTAAAACCGATAAGATTTCTTCTTCAATTGCTTTTGCTGTAAAGTTATCAGCTGGTTCAAATAACAGAGCAGTTACATCTGAACCAATTTCTGGATGAAATGGACGTTCATTAAAGTTAGTTAGAATTAAATTCTTAACTGCGTGTTTGACTGCTTCTAAATCTTTTATTCCTGATATATCTTTTAATATCGGATGGACACCGCTAAAAAACATAGGAAAATCTCTATACAGCGTTTGTGCAACTTTTCCTTGTGCTGGATTAATATCTGATAGTGCCTTCGACATATAGTCTATTTATACTAATTAAGGAAGATATTCGGTGCAGTAGTTACCTGATTTCCGCCGTATGCTTCTGTACATGTTCCACCGCTTGTCTCGGTAATAGTTGTTCCAATATTAACAGTCTGATCTAACTGCACTCTATGGATATGTTTACCACCAATATGCTCGAACTTATTACCAGTGACTTGAACATTCCAGTCACCTATAATTTTAGTATTGCATCCTCCATCAATTGTAAGATTACACCCACCTTCGATATAAACATTTTCTCCTTTCGCAACAACCCTATAGTTTTTGCCAACGATTACTTCTGTTTTATCGCCGATTGGAGTAACTTCAGTGTATGTTCCAGTACGGTGGATAGTAGATATTCTTTCTTTTCCTGGAGTTACATCATACTCAACAATGTGCCCAGCTTCAACTGTATCGTCTGCTCGTTCATAAGCAGTCACATGATTTTGAGGATATGTGGGAGTCATTACATCATCAATAGCTGGAAATATCCATGCTGCCGGTAAAGTTCCTGCTTTTTCAGGAGCTCTTACTTTTTGAGCTATAGTTATTTTTGGATCATACATATCTCTTAAAGATTTCTTTTCTGTATAACTAAATCCTTGTTTATATTTTTCTTCTATAACCTGTGCAGAGACTGGTGTATCAGGTTTATCAAGGTGTAACGCTTCTTCACTTGGATATCTCTCAGTTGGATCAGTAAATCCTTTGCTGTAATCTCCTGGCCGAGAGGTTATAGATGGAATAGATCCCATAATAACCGGATCTTGGGCATTAATGCCATCTCGAAAGAAGCCAATAACCCATGTTCCTCGTAATAGACCTGTTGCAGATTGACCCACACCTGACATCGATGCTGATGTAACAGGCAACATTGTCATTGCCCATGGTAAATCTTCAGTAGGTATACCTTTTTGTTCGGCTTTATCTGCATTGTGATATCCATAACACCGTACACGATATCTACCCATTTCCATTGGATCATCGATGTCTTCGATCACACCTGTGAACCATGCAAAGCCACCACCATTATTAATAAAATTTTCTGGGTCCATGATCTATTTATAGTTCAAAGGAGAATGAGTCTTTCTTTACCCGTACCTCTGAGAAATATTCTCCATCTTCAAACGTGTGATTTACAGAAGTAATTAAATGTCTTCCTGATAAGTGTTGATCATATAAATCTAAAGAGCCTGATGGAGAGTGTTTCATTTTTGCTAACAACTTTTTCATTATTGCTGGATCTACAGCTTTTGGAAATTTTAAATTAATAACTGTTCCAGGGTTTAGTTCAAGATCACCAAAAAGTTTTATATCATGAGAAATAGTTTCAAGCGCTTCTTCAATCGCCTTTGTTTTCCCTTGAGTTTTTTCTTTTAGTTTATTATAGTTTTTATTATCTTCTCCGAATGATAAGTTATTAACTGAAACATGTTCAAGATGCGACTTTGGCATTAGGTTTAATTTTTCTCCATTCACATCGAACTGAGTTGATAATGTAGTTTTTTTATTTAACGTTAAATCCTGTTTAAAATCATTCTCATAGTTATAATCATATTTAGTATATGTCTTATATGAATAATCTAAATAGTTATTTTCTGATGCCCATCCGCCGTTTGCACCTTGATAAACCTTTCCTAATTTTAAATCTGATGCAACATCAAGAATACGAGAAGCTCTTTGATTGTAATCTTGTTCGCTATATGGTTCAAAATTAAATTCACGTTCATCAAAATATGTGTGATAGCTTTCTGCAGTCATTAATTCATGCAAAGATGATAGTCGAATTACGTTATCTAAAGAATGATAAAGAAAGAATGGAGAAAAGGCTTCGTCATATGTCTTTTGGCGCAACCATTCAGCAGCTTCAAGAGGAGTTTGCCATCGCATAACACCTTTCATTCTTGAATCTACTATTCCTTTTACTTCAAAATCACTAAACCCAAGATCTTGGGTAATAATTTTTTTAATTTCGACATCGGTTGTATTAGTAAACGACCGAGATATTTTAGATAGCCGAGATAAATATGCGTGATCTGATACACAGGCAATACTATAAACGTTTGTATGTTCAGTTCTACTACTTCCATAAAGAGGATATTCAGTAACAACAAAATTCAAATCGATATTTTTTTCAGATGATTTTCTGACGGCTGCTTTTGTCATTGCTCCGTCCCAGCCCTTTGGTCTAGATGATATTTCTATTTTTATTTTTTCTTGACCAATCAGTGGTGAACTCTCAAAGAAATCCGCGGTATCCTTTATGTCAATTTGTGCGATAAGATTAGGAGAATAGAGAGACTCGGTTATTGACAATTTAACCACCATGTTTTCTATATAGAAAACGTCACCAGAATGTGTAGTCAGTGTAATTCTATCAATATTATATGATCCTGGGGTTAAAGATATTTTCTCCCCAAAATTTGTACGTTGAGCTGCCATTTACTTTAATAGGTATTCTTTATATTTATCAGCAAATTCGACTATATGTTCTGGTCGTATTATTCGAATTTTTCTTGCTGCAAAAGTTTTTTCTGAAAGATCATCCTTGATCGATATATAATCTGCCTGTTGGGTGTAATAAGATTCGACAAAACTTGGTATATACTTTCTTTGAGCACTAATTGAATTATATTGAGCGATTTCACTTTGATCAAAACCATCATCTCGAGTCGATGAAATATTAATATCAATATCTCCTCTAGAATATCCTGCTTCGAGCTCGACATCTTCTTTACTGAACACCTGTGAATATGCATCAAACGCTGTAGCTCTATCACCCTCGTTTTCATTATCAAGGAAATAAGACGGAGCATTATAGGAACTTTCGTAAAAACGATGGGAAACAAATTGAATATTTTCTAGATAGCTTGTTAAGAAAAAGTTGTAATATGCATCACTTCCAGTAATTAAACCCTGTCTACTTTGGCTATCTCTTATAAATGAATAGTAAATAGTTGTTTGATTTTTTCTGGTCCACTCAAGAGCTGTTTTTGCCCATTCTGTTCTTTCAGCCTCAAACTCTAAATATTCTTGTCCATCTGTATATGGATTATCAATGTATTCAATATTCCAGCGCCTATTCCTAGAAAATCTTCCTATATTATTAATATTATAAACCCAAAGTTGAAAGCGATTGTCATCAAATTTTAGTATTTCAGCTTGAACTTTAGTTCCGTCTGGGTTATCATCAAAAGTTGATATACGAATATTATCATTTGCTATATCTAATCCGCCAAAATAGTTTAACATTTCAAAACCGTTTTCGTATTTACGCGCGACCGGATATTGACGAGGTATAAAAACAAGGGTAGAATAATCTGAATAATCTTGTTCGATCATTAACTCAAACTGTCTATACGATTTTGGCCAATCATTTAATCCGTTTTTAAGATTTTCGTTTAAGACAAAGAATGTCCAATAATAATCTGGTGTGCCGTATAGTCGATTAGATACAATATCAGGTCTTTCTCCTTCAAGTATTTCATAGAACGTATAAGTTCCTACGTTGTTAAGAAGCTGTTCTTTTACATCAACATGCCGAAACATGTCGGTAAGATCAGTTTTAACACCATCAGCATTAATATCGTACTTTATTGTTGGAAATTGCGAGAAGAATGACATAATTAACCTCCTTTAGTAGGTGCAGGGTCTGGTTGTGTTAACTCCGCATTAAGACTGCCCATTCCGTTTTCATCAAGTCCTCTTGTTCCGAGTTGATCTTTTTGCATAAATTCAATATCGTGTCTATTTAATGCACGAGTTTCTTGGAACGATATTTGTAAATCAACCTCAAGCGGTGCATTATCTGTAAAATAAACATTTCCAGTAGAATTAAAGTTTGTATTAACGCTTGTACAATATGAAGTATATATACGAGGAATAAATGGATTTTCTGTACCAGAATCCATATTCATAAATTTAATTGTCCATACCGGAGGATAGTCAAGTGTAATTGTACTGCCTTCAGAACCACGAGAAGCATACATGAAATGTCTAAACTTCGATTGTATTCTTCGAATAAGATCTGATTCTGATTGAGAACGTGCAACCATTTTAAAAGCAAATTCAAAGTCTCTTACAGTGTTATTGTTAAAGGTTGTATTCGTATTTGGATTGTTTATTTGCCGCGTTGTTAAGTTAGCAGCTGCTTGCAGATCAGCCGGCAGTGCTTTTGAAGCGAGCGTTGCTGCTGTCCGTGCATTTGTGCTTGTTATTTCTTTAAAAAGATCACCAAAGCCCTTTTGTCCAGTAAATTTTGATGCAACTACATTAGCGCCAAAATCTAAGTTAGTTGGCCCGTAATCTGCTCCGTCATCAAATGCTATATTCGCTGGAGCAGGAAACCATATTCTATGCGCCTGTACTTGACCGTTAAGCTTTCTTTCATGAGCAGTAAATACCATACACGGCCGAGTGACATCGCCTCTCATTTCTGGAGGATAAATAAGAGGAGCAATACTAGAGATTGTTTGGTCGGGTGCAGATGTACCGCTTTGAACTATTTTATCTTTTTTATTTGAGCTGAACGGGTTAAAGAATAACATAAATCTATTTATAATAAAAATATGACATACAAGGGAAGATATACTGTAAAGAATCCGGACAAATACGACGGTGATCCTACGAAAGTAGTATTCAGATCGTTATGGGAAAGGCAAGTCTTTAAATTTATGGATATGAATCCTGATGTAATTAAATGGCAATCAGAAGAAACCATTATTCCATACCGCTGTAAGACTGATAATAAAATTCACCGGTATTTTATGGATGTTAAGATGGTTACAAAAGATAAGACGTATCTCATTGAAATAAAGCCAAAAAAACAAACTGAGGCACCGAAAGAACCAAAGAGAAAGACGAAAAGATATATTACTGAGGTAATGTCCTACATAAAAAATACCTCAAAGTGGGAAACTGCTGAAGCATACTGTGCTGATAGAGGATGGGAGTTTGTAATATGGACAGAAATAGAACTTGCGAAGCTTGGAATTAAACTTCTTGGTGCAAAGAAGCCAAAGAAATAGTATAAATAGGGATATGGCATCTCTCTTTGATCAAATACAGGCAGCAGCGTTTAGATCTGATATAAAACGTGGAACTAAGCAGTCTCTGAAATGGTTCAGGGAAAAAGTTGCTGAGATAAGAACAGTTAATCGTAAAGCTCTTTTAAGAGATGAAGCAACTAAAACAGTAGCAAAGCCGTTAATTGGTCGTATGTTTATGTATGCGTATGATCCTAAAAACAAAAAGACTCTGCCGTTTTATGATAAATTTCCTCTTATTATTATGGTCGACAAAGCCCCTGGAGGATTTTACGGAATAAACTTACACTATCTTCCACCATTATTAAGAGCTAGATTCTTTGATAGGCTTCTTGAGTACTCAAATAATGATAAATATAATAGTAGTACTCGTCTTAAAATGTCGTATGACCTTTTAAAAGGAGCATCAAAACTTTCTGCATTTAAACCATTCTATAAACACTATTTAACTAGACACATCAAATCACAAATATCCGAAATATCTGCCAGCGAATGGGAGATTGCAATCTTTTTACCATCTGAACAGTTTGTTAAGAAAGGTAAAGATGCGGTATGGAAAGACTCAAGATCTAAACTCTAATGGAAATCGATAAACTAAAATCAGCTGTATCACGAAGAGACGGATTTGCTCGCGCTAATCGATTCGAAGCAGTAATAATACCACCATTTGCTGCTTTTGGCGGAAGCGTAGATAAAGCAAGAGATCTTAATATCTTTTGCGAACAGTGTTCTTTCCCTGGAAGACAGATGCAAACATTTGAGACGAATTACACTCGTCAACAAATAAAAATTGCGCAGTCATTTATTAACGAAGATGTTTCAATAACATTTAATCTCACTAATGATTTTTTTATTAAAGAAATATTTGATAGATGGACTAATTTAATTATCGATAGAAATACTTTTAAGAAAAATTATGATAGCGTATATAAAAGAGACATATATCTATATCAAAATGATAATAATAATAGACATGTATTTGAAGTAGAATTGCGAAATGCATTTCCTGTATCGGTGCAAGCAGTTGAATCAAGTAACGGGGCAGCAGATATACAACAAGTAACCATAGAATTTACTTATGAGGACTTTAAAGAAAAATATATTGATCAAACTCAGGATGATGCTACTCAACGTATAGATCAGGTTCGTCCTGGGCCCAGCACTGTTCCTCGAGAATTGCGCGATACAGCGCTAGGAGCCGCAGATGCAGCGATAGATAACGCTTTTTCTGGATTTGGCCTCTAATTAAAATATATAAATATATTTTTATATTATAACTGAATGAATAACAAATAACAAAATTATGGCATTACCAAAACTAGATATACCGAAGTACCCTATTGAGGTACCTTCTCTTAATAAAACAGTTGATTTTAGACCGTTCCTTGTAAAGGAAGAAAAGGTTCTTATGATCGCTCAAGAAACACAAGATGACAGCAAGATCTTACCAATTATTAAAGATATTGTAAAAGCATGTTCTTTTGAAAAGCTCGATCCAAACGATTGTACTGCATCAGACCTTGAATTTATTTTCCTTAAGCTGAGAGCAAAAAGCGTAGGAGAAACCGTAACTGTGCGCATTAAATGTGAAAAGTGCGACGAATATGCAAATGTTAAAATTAACCTTGAAGATATTAAGATATCTGAGGTTAACGATGTTAGTAACACAATTGAAATTACTGATTCAATCGGAATCGTATTAAAAAGTTTATCATTAAGAGATGCAGAAAAGATCGATGATAAAAGTCCTGAAAAGGCGTTTAATCAAACAATCATATATTCGATCGAATCTATCTACGATGCAGATAGTGTATATCCTGCAAGTGAATCAACTGAAAAAGAATTAATTGAATTTGTTGATTCATTATCACATTCACATCTCGAAAAAATTCAAAAGTATATCCAAAATATTCCAAAGCTACAATATACTGCTAAATTTAAATGTGCAGAATGTGGTCATGATAATGAGATTGTATTAGAGGGAATTGATTCTTTTTTCTCATAAGCCTTTCTCATGATTCCTTAGCGAATCATTATCAGACAAACTTTGCGATGATGCAACATCATCAATACAGTTTAACTGAACTTGACAATATGATCCCGTGGGAAAGGCAGATATACGTATCTCTTCTTCAGGAGCATATAAAGGAAGAAAATGAGCGAATTAAACGGCAAAACAAATAAATAGATACATGGCCGACCTACAAGAGTTAATAAAAGCAATTAAGCAAGATAAAGAAAGCAACGGTGATAGGGATATCAAAGCTACTTTAGATCTATCTGAATTGTTAGGTAGTAACGATAATTTAGATACTACGAATTATCTCTTGGCTTTAAAATATATTAAAGTTAGAAGGAATATTCTTAATGCACTTATTAAGAAGACACAAGGAGGAAAGTTAAGAGGTCTTAAACTTGGTAAAGAGATAAAAATATCTGACCTTCTAGGTGAACCACCCAAGCTAGGCCTTCTCACGGGTTTAAAATGGTTAAGAGTTAAAAATCAAATTCTCAAAAAGGTTGGCGCAGCTGCTTCTAACGCAAACTTTGAGTTTGGTAAAGAGATAGATATTAATGATATACTTGGCTCTTCACCTGAGCAAGATTTTATAACGAAAACACGATTCTTTTTAATTCGTCAAAAGCTATTATCAAAGATTTCTGATGCAGCAAAAGCCTTTAATGGTGAGGCAGCACTCGAAGGAATATTGGGAATAGAAAAAAAATCTGATGAAATTGAAGGAATTGACTCGAGTAAATCCTTAGGCACAGCAGAAGACGAACGTATAGCCACAGCTGAAGGTATGTCCGCAGTTTCAGGTCTATCTACTGACGAATCATTAGATGAGTTACGCGGTATTCATACTGGTATTGATAATATCTATGATCATCTTAAGGAAACAAACGATGTATCAGACGATACAGAAAATGCAAGAGAACAAATAGCTCGCAACGAAAGACGTCATCAAGAACTACTACAAGCTGTGCGCGGCGGTGGTGGCTTTATGGGAAGTGGTGGAATAGCTGGTGGTGATCAACATGATGGTGCCGGAAGTGGTTTATTAGGAATGGGAGCAGACGTTTACGGAGATTACCTACTTGGTAAAGGAGTTGAAAAAGGTTTAAGCAATAGAGGAAAGCCAAAGACACCTCGCCCAAAAGGGAGATTCGGCCGAGCATTTCAAGCAGTAAAAAACCTCGGTCCTCGGGCCGTGAGCGCGGGTAAAACAGCATTAGCGCTTAGCGGAGTCACAACTCTGGCAAGAGCGGCGGTGCCTTTGGCAATGTCGCCACCGGGTGTGATGGCTGGCACTGGTATCGCTGGTTATCTTGCAGGAACAGGGATCAACAATATTCCGAAATTGTTTGGAAGTGAAGATAGATTCAGCGATATGATGGGCAGGCCTTTGGGAAATAAGCTTGCACAAATGAGAGGTGTTGATATGTCTGGTCCTC